AATCTACTAAGTACCAATGCACCAAATAATATTAAACCTGCTTTAATAGTGTCTTTCATACTGTTATTTATAACTCTCAGTTAAATTTTATCTTTATTAGTGATGTCTGCATTAATAACACGTTTACGCAAACTGCTACTACTAAAGGAATGGTCTCTGCCATTGTACACAATTTTACTACCACGTTGTTTAGCAATGTCTTTGCCTGTGAAGTCTTTGTTCTTGTATTCAACACCCAGCACCCTAACGTCAATAGGCAGTGTTAGTAGTAAGTCAATTAAGTCTTGCTCAGTGTTGTAAATAAAAATCTCGTCTACATACTTAACTGCCGCTAACTGTATTTGTCTTTCCACAATGCTCTGTACAGGTTTATTTTTCTCTGGCCTGTCTTCAGTAGGATCGTTTTGTAATCCCACAATTAAAAAATCACATTCACGTTTTGCTTCTTCAAGCATTGTGATGTGTCCTGCGTGTAGTAAATCAAATGTACTACATGTGAATCCTATTCTTCCGGAATCTTTGTAATCAAGTTTCATGTGTTTTTTATAATCCTAACTAATTTGCTAATAATCATTTTAATTGCTGTAAAGTATGCCCAACCATATCCATAAAAGAAATGGAATGTATGGTTCTTTTCTATTGCTGATTTGGAACCCATCTTCTTTGTCCAATTATCAACATACATTCCTTTGTACTTTAATACAGCATGTGATGTTTTTATTTTACTTGGTCCTACACAGCAAATTCCTGCTTGGTGTGTGATTAACATCCACCACATTCTTATGTCACTTTTACCACACAGTCTCCACAATACAGATAACGCATAGTCTTCGCAGTCGCCTACGTATTTTCCTTTAGCATTTGGCTTACGTATAATTTTCCATGCATCAGCAAATCCATATTGATCTTTATCTTTTCTATACTGCCAGTTGTCTGTGAATTCTTCTACAACTTTATCTACTTGTAATTTAGTTAAACTCATTATTTTTTAAATCCTAATACCTCGTTTGGTGGAACATTATCATGTACAAATCCAAATATACGTTTGATGTGTTCCAAGTCTTTTTCATCTCTCAAACTGCATAGCTCATTGGCAAAATGCAATTCAACATTACAATCCAACGCTTTCTGTAATAATTCATGACGTTTAAATGGATTGTCAGGTAAACAGTATATACTACAAAGTACTATTCCGTCAACCTTTTCCAGGCCAATATATTGTTCGAGTCCTGGCATGAGATCGAAGTATTCATTTTCAAATTGATAGTCGTTGATTTTAATACTGTGTTTCTCGCAATAATCATTAATAACTCTACGTTGCATAGGCAATGGTAATTCTTTACTCCACTTGCTGTTCCAACCAGCATAACTAATCCATAACTTGTTAGTGTCAATTAGTCTTTCGTCTGGTCTTTCACCTGGAAAACGGAAATAGCCTCCAGGTAATTTCCTATGGTAATCACCACCCTTGATTAATATCCTACCGTCCATGCTCCAACGTGTGATATCTGTTTCATTGTTAACATTACCGTGTACAATTGTTTGATCAAATAAATGAGATTGACCTGGTTCAAGTGTAACAGGCCAGCAATGCTTAACACATTCTTGTTGTAAGGTGTCATAGTCCCAATCCTCTTTGATTGAATCATATGTTATACGCTCTGATGTATTACGTTCGAGCATTTGCATACTGTTACTCTCATAACATTTTGTGAATGGTGTCCATATTGTTCTAAGACCTAATCCATTACCAACCCAAACACCCTGATGGAATGCAAGTAGTCTTCCTTCCTTTGCTTGATTAGGTATAACCATTCTGATTGTAAAGAAACGTTGTATCATCCAATCGTTATCATCGATTAGGTCTGGAACATATTGTGAATAGAATGCATCAACTCTATCCATGAACTCTGGTCTATCACAAGCAAATTGTAAATGTCTACCTAATTCACTTATTTGTATGGGTGTCAATACCTTGTGTATTGTTTCAAGTGTTTCAATTTGTGGGAATTTTTCTTTAGCAACATTAAGCCAAAAAGTGGGCCAATCGTGTGTTTGTAAGTCGTAATCAAGTGTTTTATTGTTCCACTTAGGGTCAAAGTAATGCATTAATGTTATCCTATAATAGTTTGGGCAATTAGATAAATACTTATGTAGAAAATTAACTTAGGAGTACTTTAAGTGGCAGAACATAAAGATTACGGACTGGCAGGTTCAGGTAGAAGTTTACAACTTGGTAAACAAGGCCCTAAACTTGTTGGTAATGCAGATACAAGTGTGTTTGTCTTTACTTCAGAAGACGGCACAACTTTAACAAGAGCTCAAGGAGCAAATGCTACAACTGCCTCCGACTTAGTTACTAAGGCACAATTAGATGCACTTAGTAGCACAATATTAAGTGACGGTTTCAACCTACAACTTGGTGACATCTCTTCAGAAGGAGATGCAAGTTGGACAGATGGAGCAGTACAAACATTAACTAATACCACAACTGTTTCAGAAGGCTTAGATAAGATTAATGAAGCATTAGAAAACGTTAGAAACAATACCTTTGTTAAGAGTGTTGATTTTTCAACTAACGTGACTTCAGGTGGTAATCCTTTAAGTGTAACATTATCAACAAGTGTTGTTGGTAGTGCAAACAGATACACTATTGCATGGGGAGATGGCCAAACAACTACTGCAACATCAGACAGTACTCCAAGCCATACATATACTGACAATACTAATTCACCATACAGTGTAACCGTAACAGCATTTAATGTTAGTGGTTCAGGTGAAGGTAGTACTGCAAGTACAACAAAAGACAATTTCATAACACTATACACTGCAACGCCAGTAGCAGACTTTGATCTGTATGCGGCTTCAAGTGGTGGTAGTGCATTAACTGGTAACAATAGACACATTGATGCTGGTGAAACAATATACATTGAAAATACAACATCGAATTCAAGTACAGCAACATGTACATACGAAATTAGTTGGGGGGATGGCTCCGCCAATACTTCAGTAGCATCTGGAGAGGCTGGAGACGTAGGACAATCACGAGTAAGTCACACATATTCTGCAGATAGTGGCTTCTCGTCCTACACCATCACAATGCAACAAACAGCTCATAATACTGCTGATCCAGGTGAAGTTGGTTCAACTACATCAGACTCAATTAAAGTTTACGATCCAGCAGAAGCGGCTCCAAACAATTTAAGTACAAAGACATTGGTATTAGACGAAAGCAGTTCAGGATCAAGTCCAAAACTTGCTGTAGGCTTTACACAAAACTTTAATGCATCAAGTTCAAGTGCAGGTGATACTGTAACAAGAATTACATCCAGCAGTGGTGGAACATATATTGAAGCAAGTGCAGATGATTCATATTCATATGATGGTGATGACGGTGACATTAAAGTGTTTGACGGTGACACTGAAGCAGGTTCATTAACACTTGCTACAGCAGGTGACGGTGACACTGGTGCTAACGTACAATTAATTAACAAGAGTGATTATAACTTATTAACCAGTTCAGGTTCAAGTACAAGTTTCAGTAACAGTATTTACACACCAAACTTGTACAAAGGATTCAAGCCAAGAGCAAGATTTACGAACTCACAAGTAGTAACTGGTGTACACGAAATTAAATTAAGACATGACTTTGACGGTTCACAGCATAGCACAAATACAGTAAAATTTGTGAAAGATGATATGACAAGTAGTCCAAGTATTAGCACAACTGGTGCAACATTAGTTGAATCAAGTGCAGGAACACTTGCATATGAATCAGGTATTCCTTACTACACAAACAATGCTTCTTTAACATTGTCAGGACTAACTGTACAGAACTTAACAGGTCAAACATATAAGAATACATCAACTCCAGTAGACCTCACTAACGGTACTAACTTTGAAGGCACATCAGGTAGAACTGTGAATAACCAAGGTTATTCATATGCACAGATTGACGGTACAAGCTCAATGTTAACTGGTGGCATACCAAATATTAACGTAGGTGTATTAAGTGCATACAGTTTAGGTGACTTATCAGTTAGTGTAAATGGTGGACAAACTGGTGTAGAACAAATTAAGGTGAGAGTAGAAAATGTTAACGGAACATCTTCATACTCAGAAATCACAGACAAGAAAATACAAACCAAGAACAGTAGCAGTGGTGTTAGCGAAATCATTCCAGTAGCAGACAGTTTAGGTGCTACACATGATGATGA